GGAGGATTATGGACATTACAGATGAGTTAATTACTCAATGGGAACCGAAAGTACAACGATTTTTAAGCACATCTTTTGTATTGGGCATGGACAGAGAAGATTTAGGACAAGAATTACGGATTGCAATCCTAAAAGCTGCGGAAGGGTTTGATGAATCTAGAGGAACTTCTTTTCATACGTATTTACACACCACAATGGTCAATACATTACGCACTTTAATCTCTAAGGCTCAAAAACAGCACTTTATTCATGAGGCCACTAGTATAGATTCTTCTAATTCTATGGATTTGGCTTCGGATGAGTTCAATCTTGGGCACACACCCTCTAAAATTCTTAAAGCTTTAGAAGATCCCATTACAAAAACTAAAGAACAAGAATTTGAAGTTCAAGATCTGTTGATCAGATCTCAATTAAACCTTTCTGAGATTAATTTTATTAATTTACGTATTGAAGGACTCACTATGGAGGAGATTACCGCAGAATTGGAGGAATCTTCGTATAAATTACGCCATAGCTCTAAAAGAAAGCTTGATAAGTACATAACCAATCTTAATTGGCTAGGAGATGATGATGCCTACGAAGAAAAGAACTAGACGGGGAGCATTGAGTAAGCAAAAGCCCTTGACAAACCCCCCACCAAGCCTTAAACTCATGGGAGTGAACCAACAAACAAGACAAGTGTGGTTAGTTGCCGAAGTAGCAACACCCGAAGAAGCAAAAAAACTAATTGTTTCAGAAGACCACACAGAATATTATTTGATGGATTCATATAATCAAGTTTACTTATTAATGTAGGAGAAGAAATGGAAAGTTTTGATTTTATTGAATCTGGGATTGTTTTAGGGATAACCGACTTCGACCAACTCAGAAAATTTAAGCACTCCTCTAAGGATTTTGCCAAACACAGTGATGCATATCAATTTTTACTCAAGTATGTGGATGATTACGGAGAATTTCCAACGATTGCCCATCTATGTGAAAATTATCCTACCTTAGATACGTCAGCCAGTTCATTGAACTTAGAATATGCGGTGGATAAGTTCAAGAACCAAGTCTTGTACAGGCAAATAGTAAATGTCTTCAATACTAATAAAGAAGTGTTGAAAGAAAATCCTAGGAAAGCTTTTTCACAAATAACACACAGCCTAAATGATATCAGTGTCATTTATGATGAAGAAGTTGTAACATATAACAACGGACATTCACTAGATAGGTTAGCTGAATGGCAGAACCGAACAGTTAAACGGCAGATGGGAGATGGATTGATGGGAATTAAAACTCCCTTTAAGACTCTCAACAATCTTGGAGTAGGGTGGCTCCCCGGTGAATTGATTTCTTTGTTTGCTAGACCTACCGTAGGTAAAACATGGATGAGTGTTTTAACAGCAGCTATTGCTGCTATGGCTGGGCATAAAACTTTGTTAGTCTCTACAGAAATGCCTGTATCAGCTATTAATTTAAGGGCTGATGTAGTAATGGCAAATTTAATGGGGTATAAACTGTCTCATAAAGCCCTTAGAAATGGTGACCCAATAGATGAGGAAGTATATAAAGAGTTTTTGGAAACCCTTACTAATGAAAATGCTCCAAGTCTTCTAGTTTGTGACCACATAAATGGGGAAGGGACTATGACGATAGAAGGTATTGCGGGACTTGTTAGAAAACATACACCAGAATTTATAGTACTAGACGGCATTTATTTAGTCACTTCGGGATTAACTACTACTAAAGCTATGTGGGAACAATCACATGCTTTATTTTATGCTATGAAAGGGTTGTGCCTTTCCCAAAATGTTTCCATGTTTGTGACTACTCAGGCGAACAGAGATGCTGCGAATGTATATGTTCCACCCCAACCTGAAACTGTAGCCTTTGGAGATGCGTTACTTAGGGCATCTGATATTACTTTATCAATGGCTAGGGTAGAAAATGATAACCAAAAACGGGTAATTCAATACCAAAAATATAGGGATGGGGAAATAGATATAGATATGTCACTCCTAGAGTGGGATGTAGATAGAGGTCATATTGAGGAAATGGGTAGTAAGTTTTTTAAGGACAGTGCATATTAATGAACTGGACTAATATTCTTATAGATGCAGGACTTCCAATTCCCATAGAAAAGTCTGAGGTCAGTATAGTTTGCCCCTTACATGATGATAGAGTGTCCTCCTTATCTATCAATACTGATAAAGGTGTGTGGATATGCTTCGCTGGTTGTGGACAAGGGCCATTAAAATCGTTCCTCAGTAAGTATTGGCATCTATCATTATTAGAAGTAGAGAAGTATTTAGGAGATAAAGATGTAGAGTTAGATCTGAACTTCTTTGATACCTTTGAATTAGAAGATTCCCAAGAATTTATAACTTATCCTGAAGATTTCCAGGCTTATACCTATCCTAAATGGGCTTTGGAGAGAGGTTTTTCTCAAGGAGAATTAGAAAAGTGGGGGTGTGGAACTAATAGGTATGATGATTTAATCATTCCTATTTTTACTCAGACTAAGGAATTAAAAGGGTGGATATCACGTAGACCTAATGCAGTTCCTAAATATTTATATTCTAAAGGGTTAAAGAAATCCAAGTATTTATTTGGTATTAACCATCTAAATAATAGTTCCTTTGTATGTGTTACTGAAGGCAGCTTAGATACCATTTGGTTACACCAAAATGGATTTCCTTCAGTAGCTATTTTAGGGGCTATACTATCTAAGACTCAGGAAGAGTTACTTTCTAAACTTCCTGTCGAAGAACTGGTTATATGCTTGGATAATGATGAAGCAGGACAAAAAGGAAAAGAGCGATTAATGACTTGCATGAGTCAAAATTTTGTGGTATCATATACAAAATTGCCGAAAGGAGTGAAAGATATTCAAGATGTAAAAAATAAAAAAGAGCTAGAAGCAATAATACAAAACAGAGATATTTGGTAAAATAAAATAGAAGGAGAATAACATGAGTGGAATAAGTAGGATTCAAAGTCTTAGGGAAGAAAGTAGGGTAGAGGCAGCGTCAAGGTCGGCTGTCCCATTTAGGGAAATATGGTTTAAAGATGGTGACCAAGCGTTTGTAACTTCTGTGGCTACGGGAGAAGATAATGACGTTAACTTGGATGAAGTGTCATTGTATACATTTAGGCAGGGTAATAGGTTTGTTAACCTGTTGAATGCTGATGGTGTTGATTTGAGTGCAGTACCCTCAGATTCCAGGCCATCTAGGAAATTCGCTTTTTGGGGATATGTATATGAAATAATCCATGCGGAAAAGCGGAATGAGGATTGGGAAGAAATGCAAGGCCCAGGTGGGCGTAAGATGTTTAAAGAAGTTGTGAATGATTATAAAGTTATCTGTCTAGGATTTGGTCGTAATGACTATCTCTGGAATCAATTGGTGGATGTGTATAATGATTGGAACTCCCTAAATAAGGGTGTAATGAGGATTAAGCGTACTGGTGCTGGAATGCGTGATACCTCCTATGCCATTGCTGCAACGGCTAGGGACGGAGAAATTCCTGACGATAAAAAGGATGAGGCGTATGGACTCCCACCTATTCAAGAATATTTTCAAGAACGGTATGGGGCTTTGTGGAGTCCTGGCCCTTCCAATGGAGATGGGGAAACGGAAATTAAAACTGAATCCTCTAGCCTAGATTTATTTTAATGCCCACTAGATTGGATAAGGATGAGTACTTCTTGCAGATCGCTAAAACCGTGGCGCAAAGAAGTACTTGTCCACGTAGACAAGTTGGTTGCGTCTTAGTAGACAGTAAGAACCATATTGTAGCCACGGGGTACAACGGTGTTCCAACAGGGTTTACTCATTGTATTGATAGCCCTTGCCCTGGAGCGCAGTACCCCACAGGAGAAGGGTTAGAACTTTGTGAAGCCATTCATGCAGAGGTTAACGCCTTCCTTCAATTACGGTCTGATGATGAATTAACTGCGTATATGACTGTACTTCCTTGCTTTACTTGTGGTAAGATGTTTGCTAACAGTAAGGTTAAGAAGATTGTGGCCTTAGAAGAATATGCCCACACACAAACTAGAGCTTTATTATATATAGCAGGAATACAGGTAGAAGTACATGATAGTAACTAAAGAGAAATTTGGAGAAGCCCTCACTTCTTTAGAGAAGTATGATACGTGGTGTGTAGATGTAGAAACGAATGGGTTAGACCCCTATGAGTATAATCAGATATGTGGCGTAGGTGTGTCGGGATATGAGTCACAATCCAAATCTCAGACATATTACTTTCCATTTAGACACCACCAAGGAACTAATTTAGACAAGACTTTTTTAGATAGTTTTATCCAAGCTCTGAATAAGGTAGAGACATTGCTTGGGTATAATATGAAATTTGATTTACGGTTTTTAGAAAAAGAAGGGTTACAGGTTAATGGACAAAAACTCATAGATGTGATTGTTCTCGTTAGGCTTTGTGCTGGTATAGATGTTAGAGAGTTTAGTTTAACTGAGACTTTAAAACGTTACTATGGCCTTGAGGCTGCTGCATATGACATAGAGACTAAGAAGTGCCTTAAGCAGAACAAGTGGAATAAGGACTTCTCTATGGCACCTGTAGAGCTTCTGGGGCCATACTGTGAACAAGATGTCTACTGGACATTGGAGCTATATAAAAGCTGCACTAAACAGATTCTTAAGATGAACCAAGAAGGTGTAGCAGATTTGGAAAGTCAATTAACTACTGTATTATATGACATGGAAGGAAGGGGAATTGAGATTGATAAGGAGTATGCAGTACAAGCAATAGTTAAAATAGATAAGCGTAGCTGTGAAGTAGAGGAGCAAATATGGAAGCTAACAGGTTCCGAATTTAATATTAGTAGCTCACAACAGGTAGGGGAAGTCTTAAATGGGTTAGGAATACACTCTCCTACTAAGACTCCGAAGGGTAAAGAATCCTGGGGAGAAGCGGCTCTGGTACAGATAAATAATCCTATTGCGGGTCTGATTAGGCAATATAGATCTTTAGAGAAATTAAAGTCTACTTATCTAGAACCCTATATAAATCTAAATACTTTACATACAACCTTCTGTAATTGGGTGGTAGTTACTGGGCGGTTATCTTCTAGGAGTCCTAACCTTCAGAATATTCCTAGAACCCACTTTAATTTAGTTGATAAGGAACTCACTACAGAGGAACGAGATATAGTACGTGGACGTATTGAAGCTATCGTATCCACCAAAGGTGGAGTATTCGACAATGAGTTGGATGATGATGTCTTGGATACTTGGGGTTTCATTGGAGACGAATCTTTTGATGAAACCAACACATTACAGATTTCTGTTAGGAGATTGTTTGTACCTAGGCCAGGATACTCTTTGATAGGCTTTGACTATTCTCAGATGGAGGTAAGAGTCTTTCTTAGTTATTTACAAAATTCAGTCATGGATGAATTGATGCGGCAAGAGGATATTGATTTTCATAGTGAAACTGCTAAGACAGCTTTTGATATGGTAGAAGACCATTCTGAGTTTAAGTTCTATAGACAAATGGCAAAGAATATTACGTTTGGCATTATCTATGGGATTGGGAATAAACGGTTGGCTTTACAGTTACGTACTTCTCCTAAAGAAGCAGCAGCATATAAGCGTAAATATTTCCAGGGTATTGAAGGGGCTAAAGAGTTTATTGACAAAGTAACTAAGACTATTGAACAACGGGGTTGGGTACGCAATAGATATGGACGACTGTACCAGATTCCTGCGGAACTGGCTTATAAAGGGGTAAATTATTTGGTACAGGGTACAAGTGCTGATATCTTAAATGAAAGGATGATAGAAGTATATAAATATCTCAAAGATAAAAAGAGTAATATCCTGTTGCAAGTACACGATGAAATCATTTGTGAAATCCACGATGAGGAAATATGCGAAGTGCCGCTACAAATTCAAATACTATTGGAAGAGAATAGTTTAGGTATCCCACTCAAGGTGGATATAGATGTATGCCAAGGGTCTTGGGCAGTTAAGAAAGATTGGTTTAAAATAGACTTGACAAAAGCATCAGTATCTGCTACACTAGAGGAATCTATAGATTGGAGTTAATTTTATGAAAGTTAGAAAGCCTTTTAATAAGGCAGCACATGCTTCTAATGATGCCATCGGTAAGCAAACAGTGTTGAAATTATTGAAAAGTATGGACGTAGAGGCAGAAGAAAACAGTAATCCTTATGGAGTGGATATTGTTTTGACAGATGGATTAGGAACTTA